TTTTTTCAATCTTTCATATTATACATGGGCTTAAAAATAAAAAACCTTAGTATAATATAAAATATGTCTGGAGGTATTGCTCAACTCGTTGCTGTAGGCGCCCAAGATGCGCACCTTGTCGGCCAACCCGAAGTTTCTTTTTTTAGATCTAACTATAAACGTCACACAAACTTTGCCCAAACTGTCGAAAGACAAACTATCCAGGGCAACCCATCTGCTAACGGTATGTCCACTGTTAGATTCGAACGTAAAGGTGATATGCTCGGATACGTCTATCTCGCCGATAGATCGGCTAATCACGTCGCGTGGGAAACGGCTGTTTCCAAAGTTGAACTTTTGATTGGTGGTCAAGTCATCGACACACAAGAATTTAAATTTTCCGCGCTACTCGCGCCAATTACCATGGACCAAACGGCCGCTAAATCGTCGTACGTTGCCGGTCAAGGTACATTCTACCCACTCAGGTTTTCGTTTTGCGAAAACGCCCAATCCGCGCTCCCATTGGTCGCGCTCCAATACCACGATGTGGAATTGAGAATTACATGGGCTGGTTCTCCACCAAGTGATGTTGAATTGTACGCTCAATTCATCCACCTCGATACGGATGAACGCACGGCTTTGTCCAGTACGCCACAAAACATGATCGTCACACAAACACAAAAAGCTGTTGCATCAGGGTCAGCTACACAAGAACTTAGCTTTAACCACCCAATCAAGTATTTGATCGCAGAAAACACCGTGAATGTTAATAAACAACTTGCTGACACCACGAAGATGAGACTTCAAATCAATGGTACGGATGTTGCTGACCCAAAGACAGTGTCCCCACACTTTACATCGGCACCAATCTATTACCACACAGCTCACGGTGATGTTTGCACTGGTGGTGCTAATAACGATACAATCATCTTGGTTCCATTCTGTCTCGATACGTCTAAGGTCCAACCAACTGGGTCGCTCAACTTCAGTAGGCTCGATTCCGCGAGACTCGTCGTCGAAGGTGATACGTTCGAATATGATGTCTATGGCGTCAATTACAACATCCTCCGTATCGAAAATGGTATGGGTGGTTTGATGTATTCCAACTAATTTAATTTTAGCCACTTATTATAAATGTTCTGGCAATTAGTTTTTCTCTCTGCTTTCATTTTTATTATTACATACGATCCCAAATCCGGAACTTTGAATCATCTCGTCGACTCCAAACATGAACCAGCTCAAAATGCTGAATGTAAAGAAGGTCATTTCCAGGAGATTCAATTTGCTCAACAGGGATATGAGTGTCCAAAAGAAAAAGGCACACACATGGGTGCGATTATACGAACTTAAAAACATAACTTTATAATTTAACATATAATGTTTACGTTTGATCGTGATACCGCCACAATTGTTGCAATTTTATTCTGTATAGTAGGTTCGTTATACCTATACAAAGAACTCAAAAGTACAAAAGACGAATTAAATGAAGTCAAGGGTACGAATGGACAAATAACATCATTTTTATCGCAAATAGGACCAATTCCAGTTAACTCAGGAGCACCTCAAATGACTGAAAATAAAAAGGCAAACGAAGCCCAAGTGGTCGATGATCTTGAAGAAAATCAAGAAAGCGAGGAAGAATCCTCAGAATAATCATCTCGCTTAATTATAACTTGCTAATGAGCAATGAAGAAATATAAGGCTATAGCTGTACCTGTATCCTTTACAGGTTCCAAACCAAAGTTTCTGACTGTCCGGGATCGAAGATTCAAAGATTGGATTTTCGTCACCGGAGGGTGCAGGCGAAGAGAAATTCCAAATCCAATAAGATGTGCATTGAGAGAACTAGAGGAGGAAACACGAGGGGTTGTATCTCTAAAAAAAGGTGAATATACGACTTTCAAATTTACAGTCAAAGAAAGCCCCGGTGTTGAATTAGAATATAATGTGTTCATATTTTTCGTAAACTATACACAACAAGAACAATCGGAACTTGTAAGAAAGTTCAACGATGAAAAACAAAAAACTAACCTTAAAAAAATACAAAAACAACCAATTAAAAGAACGTTCGATGAAAACGATTTCATGAATTTTGAAACATTAACAGAGTTTAACACCAAAAAACAATGGGATCGAATAGTTAAAAATGTTCTCAATAACCCAGAATTCTACGCGTGTGTAACTTCAACGAATAGAAAAACCTTCACTATTAAATAATGAAGTCCAAGGTTTATATTCTTTCGCAAATAGCAGATCTTCTCGTAGAAAGACATGGTTATACGAGAGAAAAAGCAAACAGGTATGCAGAATTACACACTAACGATAAAGTATATGAACTACTCGTTCTAAAAAAGTCTTTATCAGAAAATGAAGAATATCCAGAAGTATCGTTTAGAAAAACAATTTGGAGACATCACTACGATAGTGATTAATGAATATAAAAAAATAAAAACAATAATTGGTAAGTAACCATGTTTAAAAAATGGTGTAAAGAACAAGGATTCTTTAATGGTTCCAATTTATCACATGTGCTCATGGACGGTGGTGTCCTTTCCGTGCCATTTGATAGATTGAATACTTTTTACGAAAAGTACGTAGAGGCTTATAATTCGGGTGAAAAGATATTTGTCGTCGAACAGAAAACAGAAAACTATAACTTTTTCGTAGATCTCGACTATAAAGATGAAGATGAAATGACATTTTCGGAAGTTGAAAGTATATGTAAAGTGATATGTGATAAGGTAAAAAAATTCGGAGGTAAAGAAGCTCTCATATCCGTAGCTGCTCCAAAACCAGCTGGACACCTTATAAAAACGGGTATTCACATTAACTGGACCGATTTTGTAGTAGATAGATCATCTGCCTTAGCACTTAGAGAACATATTATAAACACTCTCAACTTAGCTTACGGTTCAAAGGAATGGAAAGATATTGTAGATGAATCTGTCTATGGAAGTTCATCTCGAAAAACAAAAGGAAGTGGGTTTCGTATGCCATGGTCACATAAAAAGGGTAAGCATGAAGCATGTTCCGGTCAGGGGTGCAAACAATGCAATAGTACCGGAAAAGAAACACAAGGTGAATATAGACCCATTTTTATATATAGGTGCGGACCTTTCAGTATGTTAGAAGCAATTGAAGGACATATAGCGAGTGTTAAAATAATGCATATGGCAACACTCAGAACAGAAAGAGATGACCCGGTGAATATAGAAGGAAGTAAAATAAAAAGAGAAGACGAGTTTACAGCTACACAAATCAAAAACCAGTTCAAAGATCAGGAAGTTATATCAAACGTCGAACACTTCGTTAGAAAACACCTCGAAGGTCAAAGTATGGCTAAAATAACAAAAATGTATGAACATAAGGGTCAATTTCTTGTATCTACAACATCCCATTATTGTGAAAATAAAAAATGTAACCATAATTCTAATCACGTATGGTTCCTTATCGCTAACGACACGATCATGCAAAAGTGTTTTTCTAATACAGACATAATGAGACATTTTGGGTTTTGTAAAGATTTTACCGGAAGAAGACACCAGTTACCGTCTAAAATTACAGATAAATTAAAAAAGGAAGGTGGTAATGATGGAAAAATAAACAAGTACGTTACAAAGAAAACGAAAAAAGAAGAAGAAGAAAATAAAAATCCAGAAGATGTAAAAGATATTTTATCAAAATTTATACAAAAACACGTTATTAAAAATGAAACTGTGACCGTATCAAAAATAGAAAAGGGGAAAAAACCAAACATATACATGGTAAATACATCCTATTCGTGTAAAAAGTGTAATAATACTAACACTTTTTTTCAAATTACGAAAAATAAAATACAACAAAAGTGTAATTGTATTTCACGCGTTCACGATCTCACAGATAAAATAATCACTAAATTATAGAAGACAATGTTAGCTTTAATTTTTTTAGCACTTGTAATTTACATGGTATCGTCTTTAATTAAGGAAATACCAGATACAGAACAAATACATTCTTTAATAAAACAATCAATCAAATATTCAGGTCTAAACAGGTCTATATACAAAGAATTTATCGCAAATATACACCTAGCTTTAGAACACAGTAACAAACATATCGAATTGTCACGTAAGTTCATGAAACTCGCCCTAATAAATCTAGATGAAATAGCACTCAGTACAGTATCAGGTGATACAAATGTAATCGAAGAATTAGGAGTAATTTCAGATAAATTAAAAATACGATTCGAAGAATTATACGTAAGAAACGAAATAAAAATAAAAAGACGAACACTAACTGAGTAAAAATACTTAAAAGAATTCTGTTTTATTATCTTAAAACATGGCTATTGGTGTTAAAACTCGTTCGGGAAGAATATCAAGGGCTCCACAGCGTTTAGAATTAAAGGAAGAAGTTGAAGACGATTATAAAGAAGACGAATACAATTCGGATATCGATTTACTTCAAAGTGATGACGAAGATTTTTGTACGGATGACGAAGAAGATGATGATTCTGACTCCGAATATGATTCAGATGGAGATGAACACGGAAACTTAAAAGGTTTCGTAGTTGATGATGATAATGATGACGAAGAATATTCCGAAGAAGACGAAGAGGAATATTCAGATGAGGAATAATGAGCTTAAAAAAATAAGATTAAAATCTATATAATGGAAGCAGAAGTTGGTACGCCAATAGAATACAACCCAGACGATTTCATTAACGATTCAAAAGACATGGAACAAGAAACTGAACCGGAACGTGATGATCAATATTATATTCCGCCTCAGCATATGTATGCACCACAACACCAAGAAAAACAAATTAAATACGATATTTTTGAAAATCTAGATAAAACAGGTTACGTTATCATATTTGTTGCTTTTTTACTTGGATTTTTTATGGGTAAAACTATGCAACCAGTTATACTTAGACCTGGATAGGCTTACCGCTTATCCATAAATATTCAGAAGGTGTTTGTTGGCCATCAAAATTACCAATGGGTCCATATCTCTTTTCAGTAAAATACGCTCGACTTACAACGAGTGGATCTTTCATAATATCAGTTGCAACCTCAGATGCAGTAACAGGGTCTGCTCTATCTGATTTACTTTTTCGATCTCTATACAATCGTAAAAATAAACCAATAGAAAATAGTACAATAAGAATGGTGATTATGTTCAATATAATACTCAACATACTTACAATTACATAACAAAAATAATTTAGACTTGTGTATTTTCCTTATCATCAGAAGTTACTTCTTCCTCCCCAGTATCAACTTCTTCCTTAATCTGAGCTTCCGTTGAGTTTTCAACCTGAACTCTCTTTGCTTCTTCTTCCACCAATTTATCATCATCGGCTTTTTGCATGGCTTCGACTGAATCAAAACCACGTTCCTTAGCCTCATTTTCAAGCGCTTCCTTAACCTCCTTTTCCCTCTTTTCCTTTCTTTCCTTTATTTCTTGTGAAACAATTTCATCCGCTTCCTTAACAAGATCTTCCATATCTGCGTCTGGTTTTTCCTTTTGAAGACGTTCCAAAACTTCTGCTGGGTGACTAATCGGAGCCTCGTCCGGTTTAGTATAAAATTTGGAATTTTCGTCACCACTCTTAAAATATTTATCCGTACCCGGTGCCTTAGCCGCCATCATATCACGCTTACGTTCAGCAAACATAGCCGCAGCTTGAGCTTGATTTTCCTTATACCCCGACATAAGCTCTTCGAGCTTTTCATCAGCGTAATGCGCATCCTCAATTTGAACAGGATCTGGTGGAATTAACAACCACTTATACATATCTACGACGTAAATATCAAAGGTCGAATCTTCCTTTTGAAGACGTTTGGCATGAGAAGCAGCTTCATCTCGTGAATTAAATGCACCTCTAATCTTAATTCCAAACTTATCGTTCTTTTGTGGTGCTTCTGGTCCTACAATAGAAAGACACGCAAATAATTGACCTGGTACTGTTGTATAATCTTGTTCAAGAGACATTTTTTATATATTTCATATGTATCTTTTTTTTAAGCCATTTCTCTATTACATCCATGTACAAGAACCTCTATTGTAGAAGAACCTGGGTTTTTTGAATGGATAGCGCGTCTCACAGGAACTTCTTCAATCTTATAATCTTTAAAACTATTGGTTACAAGATAGACTTTTGCATTAGACATGACGAAATCAATATCAGACCGTTTTAATAAATTAAATAAATCTTCGTGATCGTTTATATCAAACCCATCTCGCATATACCCTACAAAACTTCGAACACTTTCCGGTGCATACGGAGGATCCGCATATATAAAATCACCATCGTTTATAGTTTGTGCAAATGCGGCCCTAAAATCACACCATTTAAAAACCACATTTTTTATAAGATCTTGTATTTTCAATACATCTTCTAACAGTATTACTACAGGTGTAGTTTTATAGTGTCCATAAGGTACATTAAACCCATTAGGTCCCTCTCTATACAAACCCCTAAAACACGTTTTGTTTAGAAAAATTAATGTCGCGGTGTGTATGGGTGTGTTTGGAATCAAATTATTGTACGTTTTACGTACCCAATAATAATAACTTTCTTTCGATGTTAGACCTTCTTCTTCAGATTCTGGTTTACGGTTTACTTCCGTACCGGTTCGTGTATCATATGTGGTAAAGAGTTTAATTAAATGATCGTGTATTTCATTTGGATTTGTTTGGATTTGTCTATACATGTTTATTAATTTTTGGTTTTTATCGTACGCATATACTTTACCTTTCACGATAATATCTTTACTCTCGAGTAAACCAAATAGAACACTACCACCACCCACGAATAATTCGTGGTAATTTTCTATTTCCCGTGGGAAAGTTTTCAAAACTTTATCTAAAATCTGAGTCTTTCCTCCGACCCACTTAATTATAGGTTTCATTTATAAATATCTAGATCCTTCGTTTTAACCTAATATTATTGGTTTATATTTCAGATGTATATTAATAATGTTATCCGTATCATAACATGATCGATAATGAACGTCCATTAACTGCATTCCACCTTTATTAAAAACATGTTCTTTTTCTGTAACAATAGTGTGTTCCGGCCTTTTTCCTCGCCGCTTCTTCCCGATAACAGTCCATTTAGAACCGGGTAATAGTATAATATTTTTAACTTCAATACGTTGAACTTTTTCATTTTCTGGACCATCCATATAATTCACTGGAACTTTAATCTCATCTCTAGGTTGTTGCTTAATATGTAATGTTTGTTCTGCAAATATCTTACCACCACTTTCACACTTATCATACATTACAATAGCAGTATCAACATCAACCAAATCACCTACAGGTTTCTCAACTTCCTCAACTTCCTCAACTTCCTCAACTTCCTCAACTTCCTTAACTTCCTCAATTTCCACAGATTTCGCTGGTACCACCACGGTATTTTCGCGAACATCTTTAACAACTCTAGCCGCACCTCTCACAGCTCGTCCTGCTAAATACATACTTGAAGACCATGAACAACACGACAGTAAACATGATAGTAAAAAACCAATTAATATTCCCATTATTGGTTCTGGTATAGTAGATTTACCCATTTTATATAATATTAACAATTATTTTAATTTTTTTAATAACTTTTTCTAAAACTCATATTATAAATCGATCACCCGAAGTGGATCCGGATTTACTAAAAACTCAAACCTTACTTTTATTTTTATTTTATACTTTTTTACTATTGGTTTAAAATAGACATACTAATTAGAACATGTTTTTTATTAATTATTAAAATAATAGTATTTTTCTCACTTTTTGTAAACTCCGATCCACTATTGAGTTGAGTATATAGATAACATATAGATATACTCTCTCTATAATCACAACATGTTACTAAAACTATGTTAGTGTATAAGTATTAATAATAAAATAAGTAACATAATATATGTATCATTTATGTATAGTATTTTGTCATCTTTGGTAAGATCACAGAATATGTTATCATGGTTTCCATTTAAGAAAAGATGGTAAAGTAGCTAAACCACCAAGTAATATGACCATGTCGATAAAAAAGACTTTATTTCTAATTTCGGGACACCAATTCTTATACTTGACAATCTGTTCAGACTCTTGGGGTTTTATCCAGTGGTAAAACATGGCGAGGTATGTAGGTCCGAGGTTACGTTTGCATACGTACCAGTGGTCGTAATAAGCTAAAGCCACGTACGGGAAATATAAGAGTCCTAGAAGGACCCACTTATTTCTTTGTGGGAGGTACCAATACCCACCAGCTAAAGCTAACGTAAACCATATACACTTCCAGTTTGCAACGGGTTGTGTATCATCACATTTTTTATCTTCGATTTCCATTTCTATAAACTAAGAAAATTTTAATATGAATATGGTACGCATTTTTAAAAGATTAACAACTTTCTTTTTTCATCCATTTTTCAAGGCCATTTGGATTAACGTGTTTATCCTTGAAAACAATATCACAATTTGAATGGTTTAATATTTCCTCCATGATTGGTTCGTCCTCTTTACCATTTTCATGTAAAGTATATACGGTTAAATAATACGTATATGTACATGGATCTATTAATGTACTGGATGCTCTCAAACATGCCGACACTTTCACGGTTGTATCGTGATCATCATTGAACATTAATCTTTGAAACCATCGTTTCTTTTTGAATTTATTAAGGTAACCATTTTCAGATAATTTAGGCTCTATTATACACTTTTGCTTCTTATTTTCAGAAGGATCAACGCTCATACTTATACTATTTCCCATTGCACCTATACCACAACCCGTCATTTTTGTGCATCTACCTTCAACAATAACTTTTATTCTTTTATCTGACATATTCACAAATAAAATACTTGTCGGTGTTATATGTCTTATCTTAGAACGCATACTCCTTCTTATTAAATTACACTTACCTAATCTAATAAGTTTGGGAAATCTAGGTATTATACCTAAACACCCATTTTTTAACGAAAAGTATGGAAACTTTGCATTATAATACTCCTTCAAAAATTCCTGAATATGTGGTTCATACTCTGAATCATTAAATTTTCTGAATAACATTATAATATAAACCATGATTAAAATTCCAATAAGTAAGAAAAAAAATAATAACTTTTTCTAAAACTCATATTATAAATCGATCACCCGAAGTGGATCCGGGTTTACTAAAAACTTAAACCTTACTTTTATTTTTATTTTATACTTTTTTACTATTGGTTTAAAATAGATATAGTAATTAGAGTACTAAATAACAGTATTCTTAAAATAATAGTATTTTTCTCACTTTTCGTAAACTCCGATCCACTATTGAGTTGGATGTATATGTAATAAATAGATATACTTTCTCTATAATCACAATATGTACTTAAAACTATATCTATATAAATATAAAGTATACATTAAATCATAATAAAAAAAATATTAATGTATAATAAATGATTCCCAGTGTAAGTTCATCGAGTTGCAGTTTATTATGCTGTTGTTTAATGATAATGGCTTTACGTCGTTAGATTAAAAAATGAACCTAAGTTAAAAAATTTATTAGTAAGAATATAAAAGTACAATGGTACCTGAATCTTACATAAAAAAGAACGAAGAAATAAAAGCGGTTCGCGAGTTAGAAGAACCTTTAAACAGGGACGTGGTCGAACATGTTCTACGATTTGTAAAGCCTTACATATCATTAAATGAATTTAATGAAGAAGATCACGTTAAATATTGGTTTAAATTGGGTCGCGAGACTAACAATTTACGCATGTGGCGTTTTGCATGCACGAAAATAATGCAGAAATCGTTTGGTTTATCGCATAAAAATAATCGCGAATTAGACAAAATGGGTGAATCTCCGTTTAGTTCATTAAAGAATAATTTGGAAGAGTATATGGTAAAAAATTTAAAAGATTGGGAAAATATAAATATTTACAAAAAAATTGGTAAAGGTGGTTATATGGATATGTTTTACGGTGGTAATAATGACGATTTTTATCAAAATGTATCAGAATATATGCCTTTCCAAAGACCGTATCGTAAATTTGTTACCTTAAAAGAAAAGTGGTTCATGTTACA